TTTCTTTTTCAATCTTTCTCGCGACTGCAAGTGCAATCTCTTGTAAGGACTTGTCAGAGTAGTTTTCGAGAATTGAAATGCTGTAGTGTCTAGGGTCAGCCATAATTGTATAAATCCCAAATAGTTTTAACAAACAGAAGTGTAACTTGAAGACCAAGAATAGTCAATACTACTATTAGTAGATACTCAAGCATCAATTTGTAGAGTTGGTCAAAATTGAACATGGTTACTCCTTAGTAAAAGAAAAGGGACACCGCAGCGTCCCCTATAAATTTGTTGCTTTACCCTTTCAATAAAGATAGGGAGAATTAGTTTTCGTAACTCTTTACTACTTCGATTCAAGCTTACCGACAAATACCACATCATTTTCGCTTCGGGACTTCACATTGACTCGAATATCGAGAACACCGCCTTCATAACTCAATACAGGCGCTGAAGTAGCAACTAGATAGCTAGGAATTTTACTAAAGAATTTCCCTTTACCTGCACGTTCAGTCCAAGTGAGTTCGAGTTTGTTTTCTTTTGTGATTGTGGCAGTAGCAGAAGTTGTATCAAGGTCAAAAATGCCAAGAGAAACGTAGAATTGATTGTCATGCTCATTCGTGACGTAATCTCCTACTTTTTTGGCAGTTAGTACAACCTCGTTATGGAAAATGGATACAGGCTCAAGAAACTTTTCTTTGCTGCTAGCTTCAGAGAATTGAGGTGGTGGGGAAAGGAAGATAGATTGTAAAGTAGTTTGTAGTTCTTTGAGTTGTTTAGCTCTTTGTAAGGGATTATAGTAAAGCCAGTCCATATCATTAGGTTTGTTGTCTAACATATTAATTATTCAGGAAATGTTGCAAAATCATCGTGTACAAGGTCAATATTTTCATCATATTTTACATGTTCGCCATTTGCAATACCTCCACCGATAGGTTCTCCTAACTTTTTAGGTGGAGTTTCCCGAACTTTAGCGGCTTTCCGAATACGCTTTTCTTGGGTTACGGGAAGTTGAACTTTACCCTCGACCTCTTGTACAGGCTCTGGTGTAGCTTCCAAGGCACAAAATGCTTGTAATGATTGTTGCACTACATTGAGGCGTAATCTCAGGTCACGTTCTCTACTTTTAGCTTCCTCGATTTGATTGAGTTCATATTGAAGGTTGCACTCTTCATTTTTAAGTACTTCGATGAGTGTTGGTGGCTCTTTTTTAATAGCAACAAGTTCAGGCTGTTGCTGTGGGATTCGAGTGTATTTTTTAGTTGGTAATAGAGTCATCTTTTTTCTTTCTGGTTTTAGTGCGTCGGTCTAGGTCGGGGTAAGGGTTTTTGATTTTTGCGTCCTCTTGTTCGGAGAGTGCCTCGTTAAGCCACTGATATTGAGATGAGTCCATATCTTCATTCTCATTGTAATGGGAGTAATCTAGGAAATTATACCCTTTACCACCTTTCAAATCAAAACTCACCCAAAATTCATCGAGGGATTCGGCAGAAAAGAACGTCTGGGGTGATAGCAAGATTGCACTGTGATGGTCAAGCTCAAAATCTTGGCGAAATTTAGCACCTTTTTTAGATTGAATAAACTCTTTTACCCCCTGATAATCGAGCCACCCAAAGGTGAAATATACAGCCACTTTACGACCATAAATTTGTAAGATGGTATTGTAGGCGGCAATCTCTTCCCAAGTTGTTGCTTCGTTGAGGTCGAATCGGTTTTGCTTGAATTTTGCGACTGCATTGGGCAAGTTGATGTAACACCAATTGCGTACCTTGTCGATGTCAAGGCGTTTGAGGCGAATTTGGGGGTAGTTCAGTTGGTGGATAAGGCTGCTGACTCTGAGGCGAATGTCTGTTTTCAACTTACTTTTTGCCCTCACTTCCGTCAGTGCCAAGAATCCAAATTAGCACTTGACACACAAGAGCAGTGCCAAATGTCGCAATAAGAAATACTATGAAACTAAACATATTTCGCCTTTTCCTGATTATTAATTTTGAAAATTTCACCTCCAGCACTTTCATCTAAAACTGTAAAAAGAGTTTCTTCTGCAATTTCGGATTCTTTACTGATAAGTAGTCTGGGTGTTGTTGCATCTAAAGATGTTTGTTGAGTGTGTGAGTACACAGTAGCGTCAGCAGATTGGATACGATATCCAAAAAGACTTTCATCGAAAACTTTCTTGCTGAAAATCTCAATGATAGTACCAAAAACTAGATTAGTTTTGTAGATAATAGCGACTTTATCGCCTAATTCTCGCATAGAAAAATTACAGAGTAGTTTACTGATTTAACGCTACCACTCTGTAATGTCGGATTGTATCTATCTAGAGGAATAGATTGTCTTCGACGGTAGATTCTAGTCCGAATGCTTTTAAAGTATATTGAAACGGTTTGTCAGGAATATTTTCTACGAGGTACAGCATTGTATTGGCTATAGCTTTTATCTCACGTTGAGCATGATGAGAATTACGAAGTTTTTGGATATTAACAAAGCTACGAAAATTCATTTGCCAATCAAAATTGAGTTGGGTATTGTATCTGAGGAAATACCTCGCGGACTCTTTTGCCCGTTTACGTCCAAGCTCAGGTGTTGCATCAGATAAAGCTTGATGGTAAAGTTGAAAACTTCTTTGCGATTCGTGTTTTAAAATATCTGACCAGTACTCACCTGAATGATAAGCAATCTCTCCTTTATCCCCATAAATATCTTTCTGTAAAGTCAAACCAGTCCAATCTTCAGGGATATAAAAACGGTCAGCCACAAACTCCTTATACCTAGCAGATTCGGAATTTACTGCGCTAATACGATGTTTTAGCGCATGGATGTGACTTGCAATGTCCCCTGTAATCTGGAAATCTAGTATACCCTTTTCCATAGGGGTGTGATGTCCCTCGCTGGCAAGGAAGTCAAGTAATTCCCAAGGGGATTTCTTTTTTGTCTTAGCAATTGCCTCGAAGATAGCGTCTACACGGTCAGGGATTGACTCTGGAAGCTCGATGCCAAGTTCTTCAGTAGTAGATTGCCAAGCGGAAATGCAAGAGCGCTTGTCGCCGCCATAGTAGCCAATTAACTCAACTTTGTTCTGTGTCATTTGTACCTTCTAAAAAATAATACTCAGAGAATTGGGGATTTTGATTTCGTATTCTATTTATAATTGTTGTCCTAGTAACTCTAAGTGCGGTCGCTGCGGATTGTACAGAAGGGTATTCTCCATAATTAGTCATTACTTTTTTACTATTCGGTAAATTAGTCTTCTTCTTTAGCTTTTCGATAGTTTCTTTAGAGTGTTTTTTACCAAAGAAAGAGTTCTTTGCCCCTGTAAAATCTCTTTGGGAAAAATAGCAGGGTCTACAAAAGTCACTATCACCTTTAAGTTTTTTACCGCAGCCTTTACATATACTACTAGATACACCTCCTCGCCAATTAAAATTATCTTCTCCGTAGCGGATAACAGGGTTAGCCCAAACCTTCTTTAAAGTCTCAATCAGTTTTAACCTAATTTTTTCTTTGTTGGGGTTGTTGGTATAGTTATCTCCTCCGCCAACAGTTTTACCGATATTGTAGGATAGTGACCAATCAAGATTATCTAGAAGTTTTTGCTCTTCTTCTAGGAAATTTTCACACTCTAGAAGAACTTCGTGTATGAAACTATCCTTGCCGTACTTGTTGTAGGCACTTTGCAAATGTGCAGAGTGATGCAAGTTTCTTTTTAACTGGTAAAAATGTTGTTTTATTCTGGTAGGGATATTTTTAGAACTACCAATGTAAAACTTACCGTTAACCGTGTTTGTAATCTTGTATACGCCTTTCATAGAAAATTAAAAAAGTATATACCGATTATACACTAGGATTACCACATAATATCTTACAGCAGAAAAGCGTATGTGAGGTCGGCGGAAGTGTAGTTAGGGGTTATCATGCTGTGTCTCTTCTTTGTTGTAGTAGTTTTCGTCTTGCTTCTAAGTGATTCAGCAGCCATCGGTATTTCCTACTTTCATCAACCACATTACCTTCAGCATCTACGTGGTAGTACAGAAAAGGAAGCTCTGACTCAGTGAACTCTTCTTTCCAGTATTCCGACCATTTAAGTTTTTGGTCAAGCGCTTTTTTCAGCTTCGCTTGAAGTTCGGCGGCTGGTAATTGCTCTTTTCGAGGAAGTGATTGAAGTTGAGTAGCAAGAAGTTCAGTTTCCCAATCATGAACACGGTTAAGGCGGCTGTCTTCTTTGCAAGTTAGATGATACTGGTAAGCGGCTACGCATAGGAATCTGCCTTCAGGCATATTTAATTCGCAAAGAGTACGAGGCGCGAGAAATTTCCCAAGGAAAG